CCATTGGGGTCAGCGAATCTTTGCCCTTCAGCGGGACGATACCATATGCATCGCGAGCGATGTACAGCACAGGGTACACGTCAGCCGAGGTGCCCGAGGTGGAGCGCATAGCGCCCTTGGCGCCGCCGGCATCGGTGAACGGTGCGAAGACGGTGGAGGTCAGGTAACGAACCTGTTCCACAGTGCCGATCTCGTTTTCCCATGGGGTAACGGTGCCGTACTGTTTCGGGTTGATGTAGCCGGACATGGAACGTACGTCGGTTTCGCAGTCTGGGTGAATCAGACCGATGTACGCGGCTTCGATCGGCTCAGTGCGGAAGTCTGGGGTGGACTTCACGATCTGGGTGATCTTTTTGGCGTTCTGGCGCTGCAGTGCGGTGGTTACCTGGCGCTGCAGGGTCAGCGAGATCGGGGTGTTCACAGAGGAACGCGCGCCGCCGTTGGCGTAGAAGACGTTGGTGCCTGCCTTCAGGATGTTATAGCGGATGGTCTCGATGGTGATAGCAGCCGATTCGCCCAGCACTTCGGTCATCTGTTTCAGGACTGGATCCTCGTGGGTGTCCATGATCACATCAGTGATGGTCACGAAGTCACCGTACTGCACCAAGGTTGCGGTGTAGTCGGTGTTATCCAGCTTGCGGCCGGCTGGGGTCACGCCTTCGACCAACGGGTTGATGGATACTGGAACCGAGAACGCGTTTGCTGGATTACCGTCACCCGCGGAGCCGGTGGCGCCGGACAGGTAGTAACGACGGAACTTAGCCACTTTGGTGGCGTTGTTCGGAATCGGATAGGTTTGGCCAAATTTCTCCAGAACCAGGTACGGCATACCACGTTTCAGGAATTCGGATACGGCGTATGCCGCGGTACGAGGGGTAATGTCCCCGTAAACAGTAGCTGCAGTCATGTTGACCTCCAATAAAAACGGTTAGTACGAAACTAAAATGTCAAGCCAATCGCGGATTTTGCAATTTAGCATCACAGTGTAGTCCACACGCCAGCTTTTATTGGGGGGAACAGTGTGTTATCCGACAATGCGTATTCAGATAATTCGCTTTATATCACAGTGCAACTTTTATTGCAAGCAATTTACGCAGTGACCTGCGCTGCTGCAATTGCGCACAACGTGGTGTAGTTGGTATCAGTCACACCGGCATCAGCGTCCAGCTTGGCGGTCAACGTTGCGTACGCGGTACGTACTGCAGTCAGCTCAGCCAGTAGTGCAATCAGGACGCGGCGCTGCTCTGGGGTGAAATTTTCAGCATTGATGTTGGTAGTAGCCATGGTAGTGCTCCTTACACTTTAGAAAATTCTGCAAATGCAGAGTCGAAATCGTTCTTATCCTCGACATCAGTCTTCGGTTCGGAACGGGTTGTGGTAACAGGTTTCAGCGCAGCTGCAGCCTTGGCAACTGCTGGGGCTACTGCTGGCGCGGTCACAGGAGCGGCAGGTGCAGCAGGTTTTGCGGCATGCGCCGCGGTTTGATAGCCCGTCTCGCGCTTGAACCGGTTGATCAGATCAGCAACCTGGTCGGGCGTGCCCTCGTTAGCCACTTGCTGATAAGCTGTTTTCAGGTAATCCGGCTGGGTTTCGATCCATTCCAGGGTCTTGTCGCGCACATCATCATAGTCCGGCACCAGATCAATGAGGTCGTCATACATCGAACGCTTGCTATGGGCGCCGACGCGCTCCTGCAGTTCATTAAGGATCGGGCGCAACTGAGTGAAAATGTGCTCCACCACACGGTAGCTGTCTGCCCGGCGGGCCAGCTGCTCGGCAGCAGCAATGTCCGGCCAGTCATTCTTGTACTTCTCCAGGATCTTGTCTTCCTCCTCGGTGTAAATTTTCACCGGCGCCGCAGGGGCGGCAGGAGGGTCTGCTGGCGAAGTATCTGCTTTCGGGGCAGCGGCTTTAGGTTTCAGTTCAGCTTCCAGTTCAGCGCGGATACGAGCGCGCATCTGCTCCTCGGTCTCAGCGGCAGGAGGGGTGTCAACTGGCGGCGTCTCGACAGGAGGATCGGCCGGCGGGGTTTCTGCAGGAGGCGTATCAGCTGGCGGCGTCTCGACAGGAGGATCGGCCGGCGGGGTTTCTGCAGGAGGCGTATCAGCTAGCGGCGTCTCGACCGGAGGATCGGCTGGCGGAGTTTCTGCCTTTGGCGCAGGAGAATTCAGATCCGCAAATGCTGCTGCGAACTCATCAACTTCTGGTGTGGTCGGGGTAGTCATGGGAGCCTTTTTAGTATATTAGTTGCATTAAGTCAAGAAATTTCTTTCAGTAACGTCTCGATACACAACGCCTTGCCCTGCTCACGCTGCACTGCCTCGGGTGGGCATCGACGCAGGTGAAGATCCGCCTGCGCCAACCGATGCTGGAGAAGCTGCCGAAGAACCACCATTACCGGCTCCTCCCGATTGAGTTTTAGCACGTTGAGCCATTCCTGCTCCAGCTGCCTGCGATCGTTGAAGTTCATGTTCTGCCTCGGCATTCTGTTGGTCCAATCCTAATTTCATGGCGTCGGTGACGACGCCGGCCGACGCTGCCTGCGCATTAGCCTGGTTCTTACCGGCCTGCGACAGCTCCTTCGCGGTCTGCGCCGCGATCTCCTTGATCTGTGCTTCGCCCAATCGCAGCATCTGGTCGCTATGTTGCGCCTGCGCTTGCTGATTCGCAGCGTCAACTTTCGCCGCCTCCGCATCGGTCATCACCACCGTGTTCACGTTCATGTCGCGCACGCGTACGCGCTCCCGCAAGAGCTCCAAGTGCTTAACGTACTGCTTTTCTTCCGGCGAGATGGTCTGTGCCAGATTGTCCAGCTGGATGCCCAGGACTTCCTTCGCGATCAGCGATGTAGCGCCGCGGGCGATCGGGGTGAAGTCTCCGCGTGTCTTCGGGTCTGGGTTGAACTTCGCGTTGAACCGGATAATCGCACCAATCACGGATTCCGTGAACACGTCGAAGTTCCTCACCACATCCTTAAATGGCAGAGCGGCATCGCCGCGCAGCATTGACGCACCGGTGGCGGTACGGAAGGGCTCACTTGGCCCGCGCTGCATATCCCCGCCGGTGGCGGCGCCCACGAAAGTCTCCTGGTCGGCGAAGCCTTGGAACATCTGGACAATCTTCTCCAGCTCGCCCAATTTGGATGGGATCTCGATCGGCCGAACCGCCGGCACCTGCATGGTGGCCGGGTCGGTGTCTTCACGGTAGAAGAATTTATCGGGGTTGATGGTGGTCGTATCCTGGTTCGGCGACAGCAGCGCGATATTCAATTCGAACACGCGTCCTACAGACGCGTTGTCCAGAACCATGCGGGTAGCCGCGGATAGCCCCATCTGGGAGTCGCGCATGATATTCGGCAAGCTGTTACCAAGAAGGAAGGTTTCGTCTTCCTCGAAGATAAAGTGGTGGAACCGCTTCATATCACCGTCGGTCATCAGCTGCGACCACGGGTCCAGGATGACTTTAATAGGCGTATTGCCTACAAACCACACCTCCGCATTGAGATCACGGTTCATCTTGTCTTCGGGTACATCGACACCGCAAGCGTCCAACTCTTTGCCGGTCACGTAGCCATGCCACACCAGCACTTCATACTTCCCACGCCACATATCCTGCGCGTTGTTCTGCACACCCAGGGTGCGCAGTTCAGTCTCGAAGGCTTCGCGGATGTAATTACCTTCCGGGTGCTGCTTAATCACCGCGTCGATCTGCTCCGCGTCAAAATCCGGACGGTCCTTCAGCAAGATAAGCTGGTGCTTCGACATCACTTTCCGCAGGAACTGCCCTTCCATCTGCTTCAGGTACTTCGCCGACATGTCGGGGTAATATTCCCAGATAGGGACAAACTCGAACCGTGGACGGAATGCCGTCTTCGGGACGGCTACATACGATCCATCATCGCTCTGCTGCCAGGTGCGCAGCTCCTGTTCCTCCACAAACGGACCAGCCAGGATACCGCATCCGTACCGAATACCGCTCTGCAGCACCTGCCGGCACAAGTGGACGTAACCCAGGGCTTTCCCACCACCCAACTCCTCCAGCTGGTCCTCGATCTGGCACTCCAGCGCATCAGCGCGCTTCTTGGCGAACTGATAGATAGCGTCTTCGATTTGCTCGTCGTCCAGTGGCTGCGCCTGCTGGGGCAAGCTCGCCGCCGGCCCGAATTGCTGCTGCGGAGGAGGTTGTAGGGAATTTAAGACCTGCTGCAGGTCCTCTTGCTCGAGATTCGGCACCGGGCTTGGAGCGATCGTCCAGTTTTTGTCGTCCGCTGGGAACAAAAGGTTCATCAGGCGGGACAACATGGATACGCATTTCACCCGGGTGAGCTTCGGATACGCGCGGGATCGGTTTTTGTCGATTTGCAAGTCCAGTTCCGGGTCGTAAATACCCAGATATTGGCGGGCGTTGCGCGCCCATTTCAACTCCGCGAGCTTGCGATCGTTCTTATATTGGGTGAATTTCGACTGCATTTTCCCACCCAAGGAGCGCCAGGCTTCTGGATTTGGGGCTTTCGGGGCGGGGGAATCTGGATTAAGGTCAGCCATAGCCATTCCTTTTGGACAATTCTATGGATTCTACCGTATATTGTACGAATTTCCGAATTTTGGTACAACCGGCATGGTTCGGCCTACTTTTTTACCCGCCATCTCCTCGCCCGATCGGAAATACCGCACCAGGTACGTGAACGCGTCGGCCGGATGGCTATGCATATTTTTGTCCGGCACCTCTTTCTTCACATCACCCTTGGTCAGCGTGTATTTATATCCGCCAGTCAGCGCCCTGATCAGCCTTACGCAGCTGGGATCGATCTGCAAGCCCTCTCCGCCACTGGTACGCCGCATCATATAGTACTGCGCCGGCGCCAGGCGGGATTCGATCGCATTGTTCGTGTCGACCTTTACCTCGAAATGCTTCTTCAACTCCTTCATCACCGAGGTATTGCTCGCCTGGCTACGGTTACCCGAGGCAGGATCTGGCACGATAAGGAAATCGCAGCCAGGGAATTTGCGCGCTAGCAACGGTTTGAGCTGTTCACTGATCATCCGATCGGTGGAGTAGTCCTCCAGGACCAGTTCGGTCAGGATCCGCACACTGCCCCATTTGTCCTGCTGCCCGAGAATTACCGCGGACTGCATGCCCGGGTCATATCCGGCGACAAGCGGCAGTGTAGGGTCGTAGCGCAATGGGTTTTTCGAAACGTGCAGGTCTTTCGTGAACATCGGGAACACCGGCTTGCCGTTCAGGCTATACCCCCACTGCACCTCGACGAACTGCTTGATCCAGTGGTTCGTCTTGCCTTTGATCAGGTTGGTGTAGTATGCCTGCTTACCTGGCAGGTTGTCGATGTTCTCCGCCTCTGGTGAGAGCCCTGATGGCTGCTTGAAGTACATCCAGTTATCAGGAACCGCCTGGTCTTCCGGTAGTGCCTCGTGGTCCTCCAGCATCGGATACCACCAGTTAGTCTCGTTGCCCGGGTTACTCGCGCCCCACAGTCCCCAGTTTGTGGCGCCGCCATCGATCGCCGGCGGATAACGGCCGCAGCGAGCGGACAGCGCCTCCACGATCTCTTTCGGGGTATCGACAAATTCGTCAATGATCGCGAATGTAACCTCAAGGGACAGCACGCGTGTCACGTCTTCCGGAGTGTCCAGTGCACGGAAAAGGACTTCGCACTCCACGTCGCCGAACTTCAGCGTGAAGGTGTTCGTCGTCGCTTTCCAGTCGCCGGCTTGGCCTTCCTTGAACCAGTAGTTGAACGACTTGATGGTCGTATCTTTCAGCTGCGGGAGGGTGGAGCGGACCACTACGCAGCGGGAGCGCCGGATACCATCGATTGGCGACTTCTCCTGCTTGCTGGCCATGTATACCAGCTTGAAAAAAATCCCCGTCGTCTTGCCGCTACCCACCGGCCCGACGATCCAATCGGCGAATAACTCCCCCGCCCGATGGTGCTTGATGAAGTCCCGGACGGTTGGCGGAGGAGTGTACTCGAGGATGGTCATGTCGAAACGACCTCCGCTTCAGTACCTACAGACGGAGAAAATGTCCCCGCCGCTTGGACAGCATTCCTGGCCATCTGCGCTGCCTCACTGTCAGTTCGTGGAGGGCGAGACGCCTGATCCGCAAAAATGCTACCTAGCGCGTACTCCATACCAGAACCGACAGTGGCGTACCCCAACTTGCTGCGAATAACGGAAAAGTCATCCTGCATCTCCCACAGCTGCCCCCGCACACCTATCAGGCAGTTGCCGCCCCCTTGGTATCCATGCCGGCCAAGAGCGTCCTTCATGCTGGGCGCCAAGACTGTAATCAGCCATCGGTATATGTCTTCATCGCCGGCCGGCGGCACCGGAGTATCCATGCAGTGCTCGACAATCTGACCGAAGCGGTAACTAGACGTATAGCCGAACGCTACCCCGCCACGGATAAATACTTTAGGCTGTGTATGGACCACCTTGGTATTACCGCCAGTGCCCTGGATATCACCACCCAGGATGACTTTGCCGCCGAACTCAATACCGACGATGCAGGTCATTTCTTCACCATACCAGCTTTTTGTTTCGGGCGATATTTCGACTTCTTGCCGCTACGACGCGCTTCGCTCAGGGCGATGGCCACGGCTTGCGCTTGCGGCCGGCCAGCGGCTTTCTCGGTCTTGATATTCTCGCTGATGGCCTTCTGGCCCTTACCTTTTACGAGGGGCATGATGAGCTCCTTAGTTGATCGTTACGCCAGGCTGCACTTCGCCGGTTTCGACATCCAGCCCCTCGGCCATCTGCTGCGCGCGCTCGCGGGTGCCGAGCATAATTTTAAAGCCGCGGTCGGTGGGGACGATCAGCAGCGCCTGGCCATCCATGGCGTCAAACGTCGCGTCGATTTCCGCTTGGGAGAACTCCATCTCGGTCAGGCAGTTGCGCCACATATGGGTCAACAGGTACGCGTAGCCAGGATCCAAGTCCATATCTTTTACGCCGGCCATGGTGTTCTCCTTATTTAGCCCAGGTTGATCTGTATTGCGAAATTATTACCATTTCCGGCTGTGGACTCTTTGGCATCATAGCCCGCCCAGCGTACAGTCGCTTTCACCAGGTCCGCGCGCACGGCGTCGCTCGTGTTGGGGTTCTTGATCATGGCGTAGGCGGTGGCCAAGTAGTCCTCGGCTTGCATCTTGGCCTTCATTTTGAAGCTCATTCCGTCGGTCTTCAGCGCCTCGACAGCCTCGGCATATGCCTTGATGAACAGCGGGTGCTTGGCGATCTGCGCAAATTCCTCGTGGGAAATATTATACGCTGCACAAATTTCTTTCGGGGTGCCCATGCGCAGGGCGAGCTCGATCGGCAGTGTAGGCGGGAAGCCCAGCTGCGAAGGGTCCATGGTTGGGAACGCGATATCGTTGCTCATGGGCAGGAATATAACATGGGTAGGGTAAAAGAAAAAC